AAAGTGATTGATAATTTTTTATCTGATGATGATTGGTCATTACTAAAAAATACTTACATAAATGATATCTTAACAGGATATCTACCTTTATACTTTGCACCATTTATTTCTTCTGAATATGATGGTGATGAAATATTAAATTACTATTTTCAACATAACATATATAAAAAACATAAAATATTTTCTGTTCAATTATACGATTTCATATTAGAAAAAATAGTACCAAAATTAGACTTAAAAGCATTCATTAGAATAAAATTGAATGCATATCCTAATATAGGAATACTAAGAGAACACAATCCACATATTGATTATGATTTTCCCCATAAAGGAGCACTTCTATTCTTAAATACTTGTAATGGATTTACAAGAATAGAAAATGAAAAAGTTGAAAGTATAGAAAATAGAATTGTCTTTTTTGAACCGAATAAATATCATAATAGTTCAACATGTACTGATCAAAAATTACGACTAACTATTAATTTTAATTATCTATAATGGAGGAAATGAATGAAACTTCGTAATAGTGCTGGCGTGTATTATTTTCAAAAGAAGAAATACCTAGCAGTAGATGACTTTGTAGACGCCGATGTCGCTAAAATTATCTCAGATGAATATGTTAAGTTAGCAAAAGAAGATACCGAAAATAAACTAAACGACTCACAATGTCCCATCAACTCTAAGGCTTGGTATGGACAACCTATGTGTGAGTATGTAATGGTTGACTGTCTTCCTAAAATGGAAGAAATTACAGGTTTAAAACTCTTCCCCACATATACCTACATGCGTGTATATGGTCCTGGTGAAGAATTACACTATCATTCTGATAGACCTTCTTGTGAAATCTCTGTTACAATCAATCTAGGACAATCTGGGAAGTTTGACTGGCCTATCTGGTATGCAGATCCAGATGACTTAACAGTAAGAATGCCTGTTTCTGTCCAACCTAAAGAAGCAATGATTTATCGTGGATGTGACGTACCGCATTGGCGAGAAAAGTTTAATCCACCTAAAACAACAGATTGGCAATGTCAATTATTTCTACATTATGTAGATCGTTTTGGTCCTTTTCAACAGTTTGCATATGATCGCAGAGAACAGTTATTCATTGAACCTATTGGTAAAAGTGAATATTATAAAGAATTAATGGAAACGGCGGATAATGATAGAAAGATTCGTTTCTCTATCGTAAAACGAACTGAAGAGTCTGGAGAATAATGTGTCAATAAATATTGGTCATGAAGGTCAAATTCTAACAACTACATTTGAAAATAATTGGTATTGGTACTATGAAACTTTATTCTGGCCTGAACAGATTATGCGTATTCGTGAGATTTGTGAAAAAAGTGAAGAAGAAGAAGCGTTAACATATGGTATTGAAAATCCAGAAAACGCCAATCATACTATTCGTAAGAACAAAGTATCTTGGCATGATGATGAAGAACTATATTCTATGATTCGTCCAACAATCGATGATGTCAATCAACAAAGTGGATGGAACTACAATATTACTGCTATAGAACCATTTCAATATACAATATATTATGGTGACCAAAACCACTATCACTGGCATACAGACACCATTGTAAATGATAGAACATTACAACCTGATTATCCAGAAGACCATATTCTAAAAAATACCGTTCGTAAAATCAGTTGTAGTATTCAATTGACAGACCCTAGTGAATATGATGGTGGAGAATTTGAGTTGTTATCATTAAAAGAAAAAAAAGAAGAAAATCGTGAAGAACAACTAAATCTTGATGGTTATAATGTAATGGAACCTATTAAACTACCACACTTTAAAGAAAAAGGTTCAGCATTATTCTTTCCTTCTTTTACATATCATAGAGTAAAACCAGTAACAAATGGTATTCGTAGAAGTCTTGTTATTTGGTTACGTGGACCTAAATGGCAATAACAATATAAACATTATAAATAGTCATAAGACTTATACAAAGAGGGTACTATGGCTATTCCTGCGACCAGAGAACAACATAAACAATATTGTCTTAGAAATCTAGGTTCTCCAGTTATAGACATCAACGTTGATGACGAACAACTAGAGGATAGAATTGACGAAGCATTACAATACTATCGTGATTATCATTACGATGGCACAGAACATGTTTATTTAAAACATCAAATTACTTCTTCAGATAAAACCAACAAATACATCTCTATCCCAGAAAATATTCAAGGGATCGTGAGAGTGTTTGATATTGGGGATTCTATTAATAGTTCAAATCTATTCAATATTCGATATCAAATTCATCTAAACGATCTTTTTGATTTTTCTAGTGCTTCATATGTTCCTTATGTGAACGCTATGAGACATGTAGAAATGCTTGAAGAAATCTTTGTTGGTAAGAAACCTATTCGTTTCAACCGTCACACAGATCGACTTTATATTGATATGGATTGGGAAACAGATGTTCTCGTAGATGAATACATCATCATTGATTGTTATCGCACAGTAGATCCAAATACATATACAGATGTTTGGGGTGATAGATGGTTACTTAGATATTCGACTGCTTTATTTAAAAGACAGTGGGGCGAAAATCTATCTAAGTTTCAAGGTATTCAACTTCCAGGAGGAATTCAATTTGACGGTGTTCGTATTCTAGGTGAAGCAAGAGAAGAAATTAATAAGTTAGAAGATGAAATGATTACGAGTTATTCATTGCCCGTCCATGATATGATTGGATAAATTATGGCGACGAATAAGTATTTCAATAACTTCTCATACGTCAGAGAGCAAGACCTAGTTGAAGATCTCACGATTGAGGCTATCAAGATCTATGGTCATGATGTAAAGTACATTCCAAAAACAATCGTAGCGAGAGATAACTTATTCGGTGAAGATCCACTGATGAAGTTTACAACCGCTGCTGATGTTGAGATGTATATCAAAAACGTGGAAGGATTTGAAGGAGAAGGTGATCTACTCTCAAGATTCGGTTTACAGATACGAGATGAGATGACTTTCACTCTTGCTCGTAAAAGATTTGATCAGATTCGTACAGAAAAGTTGATGACAGAAGTAGGTTATAATCTACTTACAGAACAGGCAAATACGGCTGTTCCATCAAGACAGTTTCTCACAGGGAACAATGAGACAGAATCTATCGTACTAGAAGCAGGCACTGCTAATGGATACTCAATCAGTTCTAATCGTCCATTAGAAGGAGATCTAATCTATTTTCCAATGGTTGATAAGATATTTGAGATCAAGTTTGTTGAACACGAACAGATTTTTTATCAAACCGGCAGATTACAGACATATGATTTACGTTGTGAATTATTTTCTTATAGTTCTGAAAAACTTGATACTGGATATAGTGAGATTGATATTGTTGAAGATCAATATTCACTTGATCAAACTTTCTATCAAACACTTCTTGAAGATGGCGAAGTTCTACTAGCTGAAGATGGTGATGGTATCGTACAAGAATTCCAAATTTCTACAATTGATGCACAAGCAGATAATGATACTGTATATAAATCTAATATACTAGAAGACGATATTATCGATTTTAGTGAAAAAGATCCATGGTCAGAGGGTAGGTTCTGATGTTTGAGTATTTTATCACGGTACAATTAGACGTTATGTTCAAGTATTCGGATCATTATTCAATGATATCCAACTTGTAAGAACGGATTCGAACGGTAATAGAGTACAAACACTTGCTGTTCCTTTAGCGTATGGACCCAAACAAAAATTTCTTGTCAGACTAGATACAAATCCAGATCTAGATAGAGAAGTTGCTATATCGCTTCCACGTCTTGGATTTGAGTTGACCGGCCTTACATATGATTCTACGAGAAAAATAAACTCCACTCAAAAGAATAGTTATATTATCACATCTGATAATACTCAGTTGAGAACACAATATACACCTGTTCCTTATGATATTACATTTGTGTTATCAGCGTTTGTGAAGAATGCGGATGATGGTACACAAATAGTAGAACAAATTGTTCCATATTTTAAACCAGAATGGAACGTATCAGTAAATCTAATACCATCTATGAATATAACTATGGATATACCAATTATATTGAATAGTATAGATTTTGAGGATGTATATGATGGTGATTATTCTACTAGAAGAACTATTATCTGGAACTTCAATTTTACTTTAAAAGGTTATCTATACGGACCAACTACAAACAGCGGACCAATTACAAGAATACAGATTGATCTACATGCTAATACAGCCTTAAATACTCCAAGGTCAAGTCGTCTTGTTACTGTTCCTGGATTATTAGCTAATGGCGCGCCTACTACAAATAGTGCAGCGTCTATTGATAGAAGTTTAATTGATGTAAATGATAATTATGGATTTGCTTCGAATACCTTCTTCTATACAGACGGTTTGATATATAATCCAAGAACAGGAAGTGATCAACAACCATGAGTTTCGATTCTAAATTCAGTCATGTACTAAACATAGATCCTCCTAATGAAGTGGAGGTTATAGAACCTAATATTAATAAACAAATAGAAGATGATTACGACTATGCTAGACGTAATTTAAGAGATCTAATTGACTCTGGAATGGGTGATTTAGATAGAGTTATGGAAATTGCTCGACAGAGTGAATCTCCAAGAGCATTTGAAGTGGCGACAAATTTACTTAAAACATTAACTGATACAAACAAAGATCTCCTTGAGTTGGCTAAGAAAAAGAAAGATATATTACAGACAAAAGAAGATAAACCGCAGAATGTAACCAATGCATTATTTGTAGGTTCAACTGCTGATCTTCAAAAACTTATTCAAGGAGAAAAAAATGCAAGAAGTTCAGTCGATTAATTCTCTCAGTGGAGACTTGACAACTCTGATTCTTCCATGGATTGCTGTTCTAGTATCAGCAATCATTGCGTTTATGTTAAAAGACTTTGTAACTAACTTTGCCAAAGGTATGGCGTTTCAAATGAACCGAGCCTTCAATGAAGGTGATAAAGTTATTCTTGATGGTTCAGATGCTATTATTGTAAAAGTTGGTATGAAACAAACAGTATTTGGTGTATTCAGTGATAAAGGATATACATGGAGATATGTACCAAATGAAAGAATACCATTTTTAAAGTTAGAAAAAGTAGTCGATCCTGAATTACACAAAGATAGTGAAGAAGTAAAAGGTAGAAGATTACAAAGAATGATTGATTCTGTACAAGATGAAAAGATTGATTCTAATCATGATCATATTGCAAAAAACGCAGAAGAAATAGATAAGTTAAAAAACAAAGATGATAAAAACTAATTACGATTATTTTGTACAAAAGTTTCTAGAACCGTTTTTAGCATGTTTACTTTGTATGGTTCAAGGAGACTTAACTGTACTTACATTAAGTCATTTTATAACAGCAAGTAAAACAGCAGTGATTGCTTTAGTACTTACAGTAATGTTATCTTTATTTAATATAAATCATAGTAAATGGTTTGCATTGGCTTTAACTGGATTTGCCACTTTTGTTGCTGATATTTTAAGTCATCCATCTCGTTATGATGGCATATATACAGAATCTATGTTGACCGCAGGTGCTGCTATGTTACTCGCTTTAATGTTTGATAGAATTTTAAAAAGATAGATATGAAAATAATAGGAGAATAAAAATGGCGCATTTTGCGAGAGTAGATGAGAACAATGTTGTCACTTTTGTTTCTACTTGTGACAACAACTTATTATTAGAAAACGATGTAGAAGTAAGAGATAATCAAAGAGCTATTAATCATTTGAACGCTACAGTACCAAATGAAATAGCTCCTGGTGTAAAGTGGATTCAAACATCTTATAATAATAGTTTTAGAAAGATGTATGCTGGTATTGGATGTTTATATAGTGAAGAAGGTGATGTATTTTATGGTGCTCAACCGTATGCTTCGTGGACACTAGATGAGAATTATGATTGGCAACCACCAATTCCAATGCCCGATGATGCAGGACCAGAAAAAATTTATAATTGGGATGAAGATGTTTATCAATCTGATAATACAACTGGATGGGTTGTATATACTACTTAATATATAAAGAAATACTAATATATAATGTCAGATGCCTATCTTAGTAACCCAAATCTAAAGAAAATTGGAGTAAATCTCGAATTTACTCAAGATCAAATTCAAGAGTACATTAAGTGTGCTCAGGATCCAATATACTTTGTAAAAAATTATGTCAAGATTGTTCATGTAGATAAAGGTCTTATTCCTTTAGATCTATATGCATATCAAGAACGAATGATTAATACTTTTCATAATAATCGTTTTGTTATCACAAAGATGCCGAGACAGTCTGGTAAATCAACTGCGGTCATTGGATTTATTCTTCATTATGTTCTTTTCAATGAAAATAAAAACGTAGCATTACTTGCCAATAAGGCAGAATTGGCTAGAGAACTTCTTGATAGATTAAAGAAAGCATATGAGAATCTACCTTTATGGATGCAACAAGGTATTGCTGTATGGAATAAAGGTTCTATTGAACTAGAAAATGGATCAAAAATTCTCGCTACATCTACGACGGGTTCTGCTGCTCGTGGTCAATCATTCTCTCTTGTCTTTCTAGATGAATTTGCTTTCGTTCCTCATGGTATTGCTAGTGAGTTCTTTAAGTCTGTTTATCCTACAATCTCATCTGGTCAAGAGACTAAAATGATTATAGTCTCTACACCATCGGGTATGAATCATTTCTATAAGATGTGGGTTGAGGCTGAAGAAGAACGCAGTAAGTTTATGCCAATTGCTGTTGATTGGTGGGAAACACCAGGAAGAGATGAGAAGTGGAAAGAAGAACAAATAGCAAATACAAGTGAAGAAGATTTTAATCAAGAGTTTGCTTGCGAATTCTTAGGTAGTAGTAATACACTCATCAATGTAAATATACTCCGAAATTTGACCTTTGTCAACCCTAAATTTTCAAAAAATGGATTTGATCAGTATGAAGATATAAAAGAAAAACACGAGTATGTAATATCTGTCGATACATCTCGTGGCGTTGGTGGAGATAACTCAGCTTTCACTGTTATCGATATCACCCAGATACCATATAGAGTTGTCGCTAAATTCAAAGACTCTACTATTTCACCTATTTTATATCCAGAGTTAGTATATAATGTAGCTAAGAACTTTAACAATGCTTTTGTTTTAGTTGAAATAAATGATATCGGCGAACAAGTTGCTTCTATTCTTTATAGAGACTTGGAATATGAAAATATTTTCATGACAAATATGAGGGGTAGATCTGGTCAAATTATTGGTAGTGGATTTGGCAATAAACCACAATATGGTGTAAGAACCACTAAACAAGTCAAAAGAATTGGTTGTTCTACCTTAAAAGATATGGTAGAGAATCAAAAAATTATTATACAAGATTTTGATATAATTGAAGAGTTATCTAATTTCATTAGTAAGAAGGAATCTTTTGAAGCCGACGAAGGATATCACGACGATTTAGTAATGTGTCTAGTATTATTTGGATGGCTTGTAAGACAAGATTATTTCAAAGAACTTACAAACACTGATATTAGAAAAAGAATACTAGAAGATAAAGAATCTATGATGGAAGAAGATATGTTACCGTTTGGTTTTAGATATGATGCGGCAAATGATGCAGAAATGATCGTAAACGATCCTTACAGTCTAGAAGATCTTAAAGACCAGTTTATTAATCGTTGGTAGACCATGGATCAACGAATAGAACAGATTGAAACTTCTTTTTCATACTCTCACTAATTTTTCTTTTAGTTTCTTCACTATGAGATTTGCCCATATGTGCCTTACTCATCTTAATACGAGTTTCTTTAGACTTGGGTTTACCAAGTTTAGCAAGACTCATTTTATGTCTGGTTTCTTCCGTTTTTCTCATATTTCTATTTATTAACTAAGTTTATAAAAACATCAAAAATATAAATAAAAAGAAAATGATATCTTTGTTCGTTTTAATCTAAGGAGTAAGAAATGGCATTCCAAGTTTCTCCAGGCGTCAACGTTAGTGAGATTGATCTTACTACTGTTGTACCCGCTGTATCAACATCTATTGGTGCTATTGCTGGACATTTTCGGTGGGGTCCAGTAGATAAGAGAGTTTTAGTTTCCCAAGAAACCGCTCTTGTAAGCACATTCCAGAAACCTAACGCAAATACTGCGGAAGACTTCTTCACAGCAACTAACTTCCTCTCATATGCAAATGCATTACAGGTCGTTCGTGTTGTAGCAACTGGTAACAGTTCTGTGACCACCTCAGCACGTAATGCAACAACAAACGCTGCAAATACGTTAAACACTGTCATCAAAAACGAAGATGACTACGAAGATAACTATTCTACAGGTATCTCAAATGTTGGTGAATGGGTTGCAAAATATCCAGGGGAATTGGGTAACTCTCTCAAAATCTCTGTATGTCCAAGCGCACAAGCATGGTCAAATACTATCGCTGGTACGATTGCTGTAACGACACAAACAACAACTGTCACTGGTTCAAGTACAAACTTTGACACTCAGTTAGTAGTTGGCGATCTTATCGAAATCGGACCAGACAAAGAAAAAGTTCGTGTCGCTTCTATCGCTAATTCGTCAATCCTTACTCTTGAAAGGAAGTACA